CGCGACCATGCTATCGCCAACGGCATCAAGTTTCCGGAAATGGCTATAATCGCGCTGCCCCGCATCAATCACCTACAGATCGTGAGACGCGATCTCGACCGCGAAAATATCTCTAAGCTCGTCGTCAAGCTCTACACGCAATGGCATCCAGTCGTATCGTCAATGGATATCGCCAAGGCCATGCACAAGGCGTTTCCGGAGCTGAGGCCAGACGAGCTGATCTATTCCCCGCCGGCACAGAGGATAATTCGGCCGTCATGACGCCAGACAATTTCAAATACCTCGACAGACGCGATATCCGAGCCAAGGCCGTCGAGCAGTTGCTTGCCGGATCGCGGCTCTGCGGAATCGACGAATGTGATATGATGGCGACCGATGTCGGAGTTGGCCCCGGCGGGAAGGTGCATTACTTATGCAGGGATCACTACGACATCGCGCGGCGCCAGCCCGTACTGTCCCGCCGCTGATCCACGACGCCGCCCATAAAAAACCGGTCAATTACTTTCAGGCCCGCCGCGCCGAGACCGGATATCTGAAACGGCTGCGTGGTATCGCCAGACAGGTCGGCCATCTCGTCGAAGGCTACTATGACGGCCGCGACATCCTCAGTGTCTCGGATGTCGAGCTTCGCGCCGTCCTGAAAAAATACTCCGACCTGATAGTGCCATGGGCGCGTAGCGCCGCCGATCTCATGCTCGCCGATGTCGCCCGCCGCGATAAGGCGGGCTGGGCAAAGGTGTCCCGCGAGATGGGACGCCAGCTCCACATCGAGATCGAGAGCGCACCCACCGGTGAACTGTTCCGCGAGCTGATGCAGCAACAGGTCGTGCTGATAACCAGCCTTCCAATCGAGGCGGCGCAGCGCGTTCATAACCTTGTGCTGCAAGCGCAGGAAACGTCATCTCGCGGCGAGGAAATAATTGCGGCAATCATGCGCAGCGGCGAGGTCACCGAGGGCCGCGCCCGCACTATCGCCCGCACCGAAACCGGGCGGGCGTCGTCAACCCTGCTGCAAGCAAGGGCGACCCACATCGGGTCACCCGGCTATATCTGGCGCTCCATGGGCGACAGCGATGTCCGCAAGCTGCACCGCAAGCTCAACGGCCGGTTCTTTGCGTGGAGCGATCCGCCGATATCCGGCGAATCCGGTGAGCGCAGTCATCCCGGCTGCATCTATAATTGCCGGTGTTTTCCGGACCCGGTGATCCCCGAATCGCTGTAAACCGGCATGGTCAAGCGGTAACTCTACGGCTCCTTCACGCGCGGTGATCCGAGACGGCGGGCTATCGTTGCCCTTCTTGGGCGTTTCCTCCCATGAGAGCGGCGGTAGGACAACCGCCGCGATCCGCCTTGGACCGTGGTTTCTTGAGAAGGCTCCACGGTCCCTTTTTCCAGTTTCGTGATAACTTTCGGACACCGATTCGGTTTCGCGAGCCACGCCATCGCGCCAAGGGGGATATCCTGATGTTCCGCAAAATTCTGATCGCCGTTGCCGCGTTGTCGCTTCTCGCCGTCGCGCCTCTCGCCGCGCAGACCTACGCGGTGCAGAACCCGACCTACATTCCGACGCCTCGCCTCAGCGCGACGCTGACGGCCACCGGCGCCTCGATCTTCAACACGCAGAACATCGGCTCGGTGTCGCTGCGGACGACCGGGACACACACCGGCTTGGCCGGTACGCTGCAATGCACGAACGACACCACGCCGGCCTCCGGGTCGAGCTGGACGACGCTTGAGATGTATCCGGTCGGCGGTGGTGCCAAGGTCGCCGCGTTCGGCAACACCAACGGCTTCTGGTCGGCAAACACCGCCGGCTGCACCGGCGTCCGCGCCAACGTCACCGGCCTCAGCACCGGTTCGGTCACCGTCGCCTTTGCCGGTGGCCCCAGCAACGTCAGCTATGTGGCACCATATGCCACCGGCGATGTCTGCCAGAATCCAGCGATCCCGAAATCGAGCGCCGTCATCAACGTCGGTGCGGCAACGACGACCCAGATTGTCGGATTGGCGGCTGGCACCACGGTCTCGGTTTGCAGCTTTTCAGCGACGCTGGCCGGCACCACGCCAACCGTAAAATTCGTGACCGGCACCGGCACCGATTGCGTCACCGGTCCGGCCGCTCTCACCGGTGTCTATGCTCCGGTGACCGGCTCCGTGATCTCGCATGGCGGCGGCGGCACCTTGTTTCAGTCGGCAGCCGCTTCCGAAATCTGTGCCACCACGGTTGGCACCGGTTCGAGCTTTCAGGGCGTCCTGAGTTACGTTCAGCAGTAATACCGCAGGTCGACGGGTTGATCGTCGACAATCACCCGGCGGGGTGACGGGTCCGGTGGAAAGCCGGATAGGGGACCGGGGGATGTTGAGGGGGACCGCTGCCGCTGTCGTTGCGCTCTGTCTTGTCGCCGGATCATCGGCGTCGGGGCAGAGCGTCAACGCTTTCTCGACGCCGTTTCTGGCCGATGGCCTGTCGACGACGGTCAAGACCGTCAAGGCGTCACCGGGATCGATGCAATGGTGGTCCTGCTCAAATCCGAGCGCGGCCGTCGCCTTCATTCAGGTTTTCGATACGACCGCAGCGGTGACGCTGGGGACCACGGTCCCGAAATACACCATCGCAGTCCAAGCCACGTCATCCCAAAACGGCCGGCTCGGCATCAATCATCTCGTCGGGATCAAGCTGGCGGCAACGACGACCCCGAAGGGATCATCGGCGCCGGCCTCCGCGCTGGATTGCAGTTTTGCATTTCAATGACGACCAAGGAAATAACCGCAGACCGGGCCGCTGATTTTTACACAGCGTTCCAGTTCGGGCCGAAGCAAAGCGAGACGCCGGAAGGCTTCCTGCTCTGCGAGAGCGTCCCAATCGCGCGGACCGGCGCGATGATCTATTCGCCGGATCAGGTGCCTATTCTGCCGGACCCCGCCCACGGCATGATCCTTATCGAGCGCGACGCCCCGGATGTTTTCCACGAAAACGTCCTGAAATCATTGCTGGGAAAGCCGGTTGTCAACGAGCATCCGGCCGGCGGTGTGTTCCCCGACAACGCCCGCATCGTCGCCGTCGGCGTCATGGTGAACGGTCGGCAGGGCAACGGCGATCAGGAAGATTTACTGCTTGCCGACCTTTTAATTTGGGATCGTGATACCATTCAGTCGATTCGGGATGGTAAGCGCGAAGTCTCGCTTGGCTACGATGCCCAATACATCGAACTAGCTCCGGGCAAAGGACGCCAGAAAGACATCATCGTTAATCACGTCGCGTTGGTGGAAAGGGGTCGCTGCGGGCCACGTTGCTCGATAGGTGACGCCGCACCGAACAGGGGATCAGAAATGGCAAAGCCGGCTCAGAAATTCAGCTTCGCTTCCTTTACCTCGAAGATTCTCAACGCGGTCCACACCAAGGACGAAGCCGGAGCCACCGAGGCGCTCAAGGAACTGGAAGCCTCGAAGGACGCCGAGCCGGACGATCCCGCGAAAGAGCCGGCGAAAGACGCTGGCACCGATCCGGCCTCGCAGTTGTCCGCCCGCATGGATAGCATCGAGGCGATGTGCAAGGGCATGGGCGACAACATCGCCAAGCTGCTCGAAAACAAGACCGCCGGTGACAAGAAAGTCGGCGACGAGACCGAAGAGGAAAAGGCGGAGAAGGCGAAGGCCGCCAAGGACGCCGAATCCGAAAAGGAAAAAGAGAAGGAACAGACCGACGCCGCTTTCGAGCGCGAAGGTGTCGCCAAGGACAAGCGATCCACCAAGGATAGCGATTGCCTCGGCGACGTGTTCCAGAGCGTCGCTTCTGTCGCCGAGATCATCATGCCGGGTATCTCGGTCCCGACGTTCGACCGCGCTCTTCCCGCCAAGAAAACGCTGGACACGATTTGCGGCATCCGCCGCAAGACGCTGGAAACCGCATTTGCCAATGAGCAGAAGCGGAAGCTGATCTCGGACGCGCTCGGTGGCCGCGAGCTGAACCTGACCACGATGACCTGCGATGCGGTCGCGGTCCTGTTCTCGGCGGTCGGCAACGCCTCCAAGCACAACCCCGGTATCGGCGGCTTCGATACCGCCATCGGTGCCGTCACCGGCATCGGCGGGATGCGGACGCCGCTCGACATCGAGAAGCAGAACCGCGCCTACTACGACAAAAAGACCGCATAACCAGATCGCGATTGAACCGAAAAAGGGACGACCCATGAAGAAACTGATTCTCGCCGCCGCTCACGGTCTCGTCGGCCTTGCGGCTCCGGCCGTCATCCTTCCGCAGCAGCCGGCGCGGATCAATCGCGGTCGTCGGATGACCTGCGATGTCGCCTTCAAATTCCGCATGGGCGCCGGCTTCCCCGGCGACATCAACCGCACCCATCCATTCAACGTGGTCGGCGGTCTGCCGAACGTGACCTCGCCACCGACGTTCTACGGTCAGCCCTGCATCAGGGAATCAGATGGGACGTGGCGAGCCTTCACCGCCGCTGACGGCGCCCTTATCAACATCGACGGCGTCACGGTGCGGCCGTATCCGGCGCAGCCCAGCGACGCCTCGAACTACGGCGCCGTCGGCATCGGCGCCGCCGCCCTGCAAACCGGGCAGGTCATCGACATCTGCATCATGGGTTTCATCATGGTGAAGGTGAACGGTGCCAACAACCCGCAGGGCCAGACCCATATCTGGACTGCGGCCTCGGCCGGCGCTCACGTCCTCGGCGGCTTCGAGGCGGCGGCGACCGGTGGCTCCACCGCCGACATCACTTGGCCGAAAACCAGATACTTTTCGGCACCCGACGCCGATGGCGTCGCCGAGCTTGCCTTCAACATCTAGTCCAGCGAGACCGAGAAAGAGAGCAACGAACATGAAGCACGTCGCACCGAGCAAGCTGCTTTCCGGCCTCCACTATCCGATGCCGGTTGTACGGGGTCGCCGCCTCACCATGGACATGATGACCTTCGACGGTCATCGCGTCTTTGATGGCTGCGGCAATCAGCAGGGGATGCCGTTCGGCGCCCGCTACCGCACCCACGACGCCCTCGCCAACCTTGAGACCGTT